TAAAAGAAATTAGTTATAATATTCAAAGAGATACAGAAGATAAAAACTTAATATATGCAATAGATTATTTATTATATAATGAGATACAAGATAGATATAATAAATATAATTGGGAACATCACAAAAATATTGATAATATGTATTATGATGTTTTAACAGATAAAGATGGCATTGTTGATTATGTAGTGCAAGAAGTTTTAAAAGACTATTGCAATATAGATAGTTTAAAAATAAATTATTTAGTCGATAGTAGATTTATGATACAAGCAAACAAGGTTAAAAGATATTATGTAGCAGCTAACAAGTCAAGAAAATTATTAGAAGATAAGGAATTAAAAGAAAAATTAAAAATGCATTTTGAATATTGTTTTTATAATTGTGAAGGAACAAATGCTAAAGAAATATTAAGATGTATGAGTACACAATCATTTAAAGATGCTACTATAAAAGATTTAGATATAGATACAAAAAAAGATTTATATAAAGATTTTGATAAAATATACAATCAAGAGTTAAATACTTTTAAAAAACTCCATAAAGAAGAAGTATTAAAAAGTAAAGAAAAAGAAAAAGGTATTGGTTTTGGCTGGAGATTATATGCAACGATTAAAATAATAGAAGGGTTATTTAAAATATAACTCTTTTTTTATACTTGTTTTTAAGCAATTTAAGGCATTTTATATATTAGATAATATAAATATACTATTTTTAGTATAAAGTGTCTTATATTTAATAAAAATAGGTAAATAAGTATATATTTAATTAGAATATCAAGTGCTATTTTTAATTTATTAGTGCTTTTTAGCCATTTAGAGCGATTTTAAATAAAAAAGTCGATAAATTATACCTTTTATTTAAAAAGTGTCTTAAAATTGATTTATGAAGGTTGTTTATTGTTTATCAATAAAAGCGAAAAAATAACTATTTATATGTTATAATGATTGCAGAAAAGGAGATATATTATATGAAAAGAGAAATGATAGGTTTAAACACTTATTTATACACTTTTGATTTAGAACACAAAAAAAACTTTTTAAGATTACAAGAAGAGTTAAAAGACAGAGGAAACATAACAGTTATTTATATTGAAAATGGTTATGCTTTTGAAATAAAGCTTTTTAGAGTGATTGGATAATCACTTTTTTTATGTTTATTTTTTTTACCATTTTTTTATTTCAAAAAAAAGACCAATATATAAATAGCATATATGTGTGCATATAAAAAAGAGAAATTACTTTCTCTTTTTTGTTTTATGCGATTTGTTGTAAGCAGAAACTTGAGCAATTCTTCTCTTTCTGTATGTAGAATTAGAATGATAGTACTCTCTACTTTGAGCAGCTTCTTCTTTCTTATGTGATTTTGCATATTCTTTTCTTTCGTTTATCTTTTTCTTGCGATATGCACTATGTGTTTTATAATATCTTCTTGCATAAGCATCTTCTTTAGCTGTTGTCATCTTTTCATCTCTTTTCTATTTAATATATAATTAAGGTATTTATATCTTTTAATATACTATTTTATATTATAAAAAGCAAATTATAATTTCTATGTTCTAAATCTTTTTATTTCTATGTTCTAAATTAGTTCAAAATAAAACACAAGGAAAAGCATCAAACCTTGTGTTTTTACAAGAAAAGAAAGTAAGTAAGTAAATGAATAACTTGATGCTTTTTAATCTATTTACCATTATTTACTTACTTTGTCAAAAAGTCTGTATTTATACTTTTGTCTTTCATTACTCTCTTTGCTTGTTCCGTATTCATATCTTTTACATATTTTCTCATTAATTCTTTAATCTTATATTGATATGATGTGTCTTTGCATAATGATTTAAAAGAGTTAAGTAAATCCTCTTCTATTCTTAATGTAATACTCTTGTTGCACTTGATTGCCATTTAACTCACCACTTTCTATTTTCTAATTAAATAGTAAGTCACTAACAATATATTCAGATTTATTATTATCTCTAACTGCTTGATTAATATATCTTTGAGTTGTTTGTATGCTACGATGATGAAGAACCTGTTGGATATCATAAATGCTTTGACCATTGTCATACATTATTGTTGCACTACTTCTTCTTATCGAATGGCAACTAAAACCATCTTCATCGTAACCAAATCTTCTAAATATAGTTTTAACAATATTTCTTATTGAAGTTGTAGATAAACATTTTCCATAAGAATTATGACTTTCTGACAAAAATAAATATCCATTTATTCTTCCATCAGTATATTCTAATATGTCTTTTAATACTTGATTAGAAAGTTTAACATATTCACTTTCATCATCTCTTTTTTTACATTTGACATATAAAACATATTCACCATTTAACTTTTTAATATTATCTAATTTAGCATTTGCTATTTCACTAGCTCTTAATCCTGTAGAAATTGCTAGAGAAAAGATTAACTTTTCTCTTTTGTTTGTTAGTGAAGTATATATTTGTTTGCATTGTTCTACAGATAAAACTTGTTTCTTTGGTATTTTAGATGTCTTAATATTTTTAACATCTTTAGTGATGTTTGGATATAGATTGTTGCTTTCTAAATAGTTAAAGAATACTCTTAAAGAGCATAAATAACTATTTACAGTATTAACTGATTTATTAACACCTAGTTCATCTCTATAATTTCTTACATCATCTCTTGTTGGATTTTTTATACCATTATCACTTAAATAATTTAAAAAGTTTTTTATTCCATCTCCATAAGATTTTAATGTTAGTTCACTTACATCTATGTATGAGATAAAATCTTCATACATATTCTTAAAATTTAAATTATTATTCATTTGAGTTATTTCGTTTTTCATATTCCACTTCTCCTTTATGTACATACATTATAACATACAATTTTGAGATTTGTCGTTTTTTTACTTACTTTTTTTAGTTTTTGACACTTTTTTTGTTTCTTTTGCTTCTTCTTTTTCAATTTCTTTTATTATTTCTTCACATAAAATATCAATATTTTTTTCTAGTTCTTTTTTATCTTTAGCTGTTTTTATTTTTATAGCTATTGTATCAATAACACCCATTATAATTGCTACAATTAAAGAAATTCCTATAGCAATGCCTAATAATATTAATGTTATTAAAAATATTTCTTTTAAACTTTCCATAATTCTACCTAAAATGTGATTAAATCATCATTACCTTTCTTTTCAATTTTTGTTTCAATATTATTTTGATATTCCATTATAGCATCTGTTGTGTCATCAGGTTCTTCTACTACTTCAAAGTCTGTAATCATAATATGCCATATTGGATTATATGGGTCTTTTTTATTTTGCATAACATCTTCAAACATATTTAAAATTAATATTTGAGTGTTATCTTTAATATCTATCCCACTTTTAAATCTAACTTTTTTATAAAATGTCATATCTCTATTATTAACTTTTTTTAAAACTGGTATTTTATAATTGGCTATTGTTTCACCATTATATTCATACTCACTTTTTCTTACATAATAGACTTTTCCACATTGTATTTTATAATGTCTATCTTCTACAAATGTTTCTTCTTGATTATTCTCCATCTTCATTATCACCTAATTCTTCAATAAAGATGTTTATTCTTTTATAAGCTTCTTCTTTAAGAGAACGAACTTCTTTCATTACTTCGTAAGCCTCTTCTTTTGTTTTAGCTTCAAACACCTCTCTCATTTTCTTTGATAATGCGTTTGTTAAATGTGTAGTTTCAAGAGTATCGACTTTGATACTCTCTCCACTATGATTTGTATAAGTATTTGTAGTTGTTTCTTCTACTGTTGTATTTTCTTCCATTAGATTATCCCTTTCTCTTTTAATTGTTGTTCAAATAAACTACCTACAAGATAATATCTAGCATATGATACGGTTTCACCATATCTATTTTTAGTACTTTCAAAAATGCTATCTATTTCTATTTCATCTTCGTGTCTTAATAGCCATATTGATGCACTTAATCTAGTATTTCCAAATTCTCTAATTGCATCTAAACTTGTTATGCTACCAAAATCTTGCATATATTTTAATACTCTATCTTTATGAGTTACTTCTTTTCTTTTCATATTTCAATTCTCCTTACTTACTTTCTTTTCTTGGTCTACCAACTTTTCTTTTTGGCTTATCTTCTGTAGTAGCTTTTTTAGGTCTACCAGCTTTTTTCTTTTCTGGTTTATATTTTTTTAATTCGTTTTGCAAATATTCTACTTGTTCTTTATATAGATTATTTTCATATTTTAAATCATCTAAATCAAGCTTTAAATCAGTATTTTCATCTACCAATTTTTCTCCAAGTTCTTTATATTTTTTTACATCTTTTTTTGCATTATCTAAAGATTTTCTTAATGTTGAATTAGTATTATTTAAAATATCTACTAATTTTTTATTGCTTTTATATTCTTCATATGTTTTGTTTGATATTATTTTCATTTTTATTTACCTTACTTTCTTTTCTTATTTTTTGTATTTCTTCTATTAACTTAATAATAGATTTTATATGATTTATACTTAATATCTCTGTTTCATCTGGTTTAAATGTTTCATCTGTTGTATATCTTTCATAAGTATAATCATTTTTGCAATATTCTTTTAGTTCCACTATTGCTTCATCTAAGGTGTTATATTCTTTTAAGAACTCTCTCTTATAATTCTCTATCATCTTCCATCACCTATTTTATTCCTTTGAATGCATATGTATAAACTCGAACCTACTATTATTTCCCATATTTTTTTCTAACCACTCTATAGCTTGTTTTTGAGATAAATGTGTATCTCTAACTCTTATATAGTGGCTAAATTCTAAACCATTATCATAGTCTTGTTGGATAAGTTCATCTAATTCATCATCATCAAGATAATTGCTTTCTACCAAATACAAATCATAATCTTTGGCATTTATATAATTGGGAATTTCACTTGTATCTGTAATATATATCATTTTTTCTCCATTAGTATATTCTAATTGGAACGATGAATTATGAGCATCGTGTTTTAATTCTTCAAGTCTAACTTTCCCAATTCCTATGTCATACCATTTATGTTCAGCAAGTACAAATATATTTTTCTTTTGTACTCCTAAATTATTAAGTTTATTTGCAACTTCCCCATTACATATAAACTTAATGCTGGGATAATTATATGCTATTTGTTTAATACAAGATGGTAATAAATGGTCTGTTAAGTATGCCTATGAGAAATAAAAATAATTTTAATATTTTTTAAATATGGTTTAATTTTTTTGTATGGAATACCACAATCTAACATAATATTGTCATTTAATAAAATACAGTTCCCATCACTACCAGAATTTAATATCTCATAAGGCATTTTCGACCACCTCACTTTCGTGTTTCCAAATATACCCACCTGCTGTTTGTCTTTTTCCATTACAGCAACTTCTTATATTTCCTGCTTTTATACCTAATTTTCGTTCTACCTCGAATGAACAAGCCCATTTTTTTATGAACTTTCCACTTAAATCATATTGATAAATATGTTTGCTAAGCCAATTGTCATAACCATATTTGTTTTTAGTTGCACCAATTTTTAGTCCTAATCTGTATGCTTCTTTGTTATTATGACCATAACTACACCATTCTAAATTAGAAATATCGTTGTTCATCTTATTTCCGTCAATATGATTGACGCAAGGAAAATTATTAGGATTAGGCATAAATGTTTCTGCGATTAATCTATGTATGTTTTTATGTTTTTGTTTTCCATCTTTGTTTAACGTTACATAGTAATAACCTTTATTATTTATACTTGGTTTTAATATAATTTCATCTACTAATTGAGATTTACTATGGTTTTGTTTATATCTTATTATACTTTTTACTCTGCCTAAATTAGATATTCGATATAAACCTTCATAGTCTTTTATGTCACACCATATTTCTTTACTCAACATCATCTAATGATACCTTTTTAGGTGTTTTTTCTTTGTAGTCAGCTTCGTAAATACTATCATCATTTTGTAGATTTCCTTGCTTATCTACATAATTAACTACTTGCTCATCAGAGTTTACTGCGTTAATCATACTAGATGTAAGTTTACCACCATATATAACAAATAATCTTTTTGCCAATTCCTTCATAGTTTTGGTATTTACCATCTTAATAGCAAACTTATGCCAAGGAGAATACTCTGATTTTGCACTTGGAGATGCGTTCTTTATAGCATCTAATTCAGACTTTGATAAAAATATTGTTTTCTTAAAGCCATTTTTAAATTCTATATAAGCATAACTACCTACTATATCTTCGTATTTATTTGTTCTATCACCTTTAATGGTATGTGTAAGTTCTTCTGTTACAGGATTAAAACTATAATCATCACCTTTTTGAATAATGTTAGAATTAATACGAACAATCTCATCAGGTTTAATAATATCGATTATTTTGTACCAACCTGTATCTTTTCTTTGCATAACAGGTTTACCACCGTAAGCAATTATATCATAATCAGTTCCTGCTTCTAGGCCAAGAATTGCCTCTTTTAATACTCCATAAAGCATTTGTAATTTTCCATCTCTATCTAATTTCATTAAATCTTCACGATTTGAGATGTAAAACCCAGCACTATTTTTAATTCTTTCTGCAATAGCACTAGCTGGTAATAAAGAAGCATTTTGTTCTACTAATTTACCAACAGCAGTTTCTACTCCACTTTTATCAACAATTTCAATCAAGTTGTTATTTTCAACTTCTTTTAAATCTTTCTTTTCCATACTATTTCTCCTTTTCTTCTAATGGTTTTAATTTCTTTAATTCTTTTTCATCTTGTTCTTCAAATCTTAACATTATCGCATTAAATTGTTCATTGTTAATTAAATCATCATTTTGTATAATCATTTGCCTTAATACATTAATAGTTCTTAATACTTCATCAGTATTAGTATCTATTGGTTTAACAATAATCTTCTTTTTCTTTTTTAAATCAGCTTCTACTTTTAGCATATTATCTTTCTCCTTTTGTATATCTATCATAGAATAATAAATCATCAATTAATTCTATTTGCTTTTTATGTTTTTTAACATCTATTACTCCATCTTTTGTTAGTATTAGTCTTTGTAATACTTTTTTATATTGTAATAATGCCTCTACTTCAGTATTATTCATAAACAATATTCTCTTCTTTCATAAATTCTTTTAATTTAATTATTTTTTCTTTATGAGCTTTAACTGTAAATGTAACTTCTAAAAATTCATCATCTTCTATTATTTCTTTTGGAGCAACAATAGTAGCTACATTTTCTTCCACTTTAACTTCTTGAGATTTAACTTCTTCAACTTGTTCTTGTTTTTGTTTAATTTCTTCAAGTTGTTTCTTTCTTTGAATTAAAACCAATTTTGCTTTTTGATAGTCATAACCATTGTTTTTATATTCTAACAATAATTCATCTCTATCTTCTTCATTATTAATGATTTGAATATCATTGTTAATTCTTTCACAATATTCAACAATTTGTTCTTTTAAAGATTTCATAGATGCAGATAATGTGATATTTAAACCTACATTTTCAAAATCTACCATATCTTCTAAATGATAATTTACTTGATATTGTTTAAAGAAATCTCTTAATTCATTTTCCTTTTCAATTTTAAGATTGTATTCTACTTCATCAATCTTACTTTTTAATTGAGCATCAGCATCTTTATAAAGATTTGATACACATTCCTTATAAACTTCTTCAAATTCATCATATTTTGACATTATAGCTTGTTTAACTTTCTTTCTTTGAGTTTCTAATTCATTAAATTCTTTGTTTAAATCAGCTCTCAATTGTTTTGTTTCTTTAACTGTGTCCTCATTAACAATTAAACTATTTACTCTATCAACTTTTTCTTTTATCTCAGTAGACAATTGTTTAAGTTGATATTTTATTTTTGGCAATTGTTCAAGAACAATCAATTCGTTATTCACTTTTCTTACCTTCTTTCTAATAAGATTATATATCAAGTATTTACTTATGTCAATACACAAATACTAATTTTTATAAAATTGTTTTACTTCTATTTGTGTTTCACACATTAACTTATCTGATGTTTCATAGCAATTTGATGAATGACCTGAATTATTATTGCTGTCTACATAATAATAACTAGGCTTTTTATTAAATAATAAGCTAAATAATATTAAGACAATTATTATCCATATTACAGAACAAATGCTTACTTTTGTATCTAGAATTTTAATTATTTTGTTTTCTATTTGATTTAGTCTTTTCTTTGAGATTTTTTTCATTTTCCAACTCTTCTTTCTTTTTTTGGCAGGCTTCTCTTGAACCTGCCATTATTACATCAAAACCAATTCCCCCTGTTTTGTTTGTTTCATCATAAGTTTCAGTAACAATGTTTAATCTGTAATGGTCCTGATATTTTTCTATTTCGTATTTGACTTTCTGCATCGTTTTCCCTTCTTTACAAAAGTTTCATTATAAGGGTATTCCTCTTCAATGTTCCACTCTTTTGTATCATCATCAAGTACTTTAGGGTCAAGCCTTTTGTATTCTTCTTCTTTTTTACTACATTCACCAGATACTTTACAAAAACACCACATAAAGAACGCAAATAATAATATAACTGCTCCTAGTGTATATAACCATTCCATATTATTCACCTTTTACTTTTTCTATAACTTCATTTATAAAATCGTTTATTGTTGCTACAAATTCACAAATTGTTTCTTCATTATTAAAATCTACATAATAATAGCCCATTTCCCATATAAAACAATGTGTAAGTTCGTGCTTTAAAGTTTTTATCTTTTCATCATCACATAAATCTTTATTTATATAAATTAGATTAAATTGTCTTAAAGTTAAACCAAAGCAATCAGTTGCATCTTCATTTATACATTTATAAATTTCTAACATTTCTTCTCTAGACTTTAACTTTATTTCCCATTTGTGATTATTTATTTTAAAACTAATTTGTTTCATTATCTTCACCTTTGTTTTCTAAATATATCTCATCTACAGGTGTTGCTTTATCTAAATTGTAGCCATCTTCTTCTACTGGTATTTTAAATAATTTACTATATTCTCTTGAAACAGAACTACCTATAACAACTAATTCTTTTTGCCCTGTTTTTACATTTTTTAATTCTATTGCAGGATTGTCTATATAAGCTAGTGCATAATATAATTCGCCATTTTTAATAAAATATTCTCCTAAATCTTCTCTTTTCATATCTATTCACCATTTACCTTATCTATTATTTCATTTATTTTATCTATAATATTTATTTTAGAATAATTTATATTTATTCCTTCACTTTCACCAACTAACTTTTCTATCTTCTTATCTTCTATTTGGTGTTTTGTTTTTTGATATTCTTGTATATTTTTCATATAATCTTCTTCAGTTTTTGCTGTTGGTGTATCTTCTATTATTTCTATTTCATCATTTAAATTAACAGGGCTTATGAATAATAAATCAGTGTAATACTCTTCGGGTTCTCCTGTTTCATATTGTTTTATATTTTCATTAAATATTGCTAGAATATTACCAATTTTTATTTTTTTTGGTACTTTTTCCCCATTTGCTATCTTATTTAATAAATCAATAAACTTAATTGTTTTCATTTATTCATCACCTCTTAAAGCATCACTGATAGCATTAAGCATATCGACTGTATCTTCAAGACCATTAGTAAAATAATCTTTAATAATTGCTTGTGCTTTATTTATTCTTTGTTGTAAATCTTCACATTCAACTAAATAGTTTGTTATAGTCATACCATCTATTAAGGTTGTATAATAGCCATCAAAGTTTAACAAGTCATATATTAAATATCTATAACTACAAGTTTCTTTATTTTGTATTAAATCTGCTAATACTTTAAAAACTTTTTTAGTTTGGTCTAATCTTATATCTTCTTCACTCATTTTTTTCACCTCTTAATATAGATATAACATTATTTATTTTTTCTACTTCAATAATGTATGCTTTTTCTACTGTTAAACTCATAGGACAATGATAATTTTCTTTTTCTAATAATTCTATTGCTTTATCTCTATTGTATTCTAATAATTCTACTTTATCAGTTAATCTTTCTATTAGTTTTAATACTTCCATATCACAATAGTAGTCTTTATCTTTTATTTTTATTTTGACTTGCTTATTCATTATCTTCACCTTTAAACATACTATTAAAAAAATTTAATGTTTCTAGTTGTTCTAATTCTTTTGTTGTTAATTGTTCATATTTATCTTCTAATATTTCATCTTCATTTTCTTTTATTTTTTTATCATAATCTTTTTCGTTGATAATTCCTTTTTCCATTAAAGCAGTTTCTATTAACATTAAATGTGACGCAAATTTAACAAAAGAATAAGAAATTTTATCGTTTTTCATCATTTTTATATATTCTTCTTTATTCATTATCTTCACTTCCTTTATTCCCTCCTAAAATGGTAAGTCGTCGTCGGTTATCTCAGGTCTATAATTTTCTATAGATTCGTGTTTTTCTTCGTCAATGATTTCATAATCTAATACCATTAAATAATCTACTTTATCTTCTCCTTTTTTGTAAAAAGATTGAAAAGCACTATTTATTTTAATATTACAAGTATCTTTAGGTTCTTCACCTCTTTTAAACTTGATTTGCTTACTCATATAATCATAATTATTATCAGTAAGTTTAGTAGCTATTGAATAGTTAAACCATACTCTTTCTTCTCCATTA